CTGATTGAGGTGAAAATATTTGCTCTTGGGAATATCGGGCCAATAACCGGAATAATAGCAATATTATCACGAACTTCAGCCTTGCGAGTTCCTTCTAATGGATCAGAATCCCGCGTTTGCAGTGCTTTAAAATCTTCAACAGATGCTTGGCGTGTTGCAATAGAAATAATTGTTTCAAGCATTTCTGGCCGTATCGCCCAATCATGTGATAATACCCACGCTGCACTATTCATCTATTTTTTCCTCATTGTCGCGCACATTATCAGGCTCTTGTTTTTTTGATGTATCAATCTTTATGTTCATCCCTTTACTGTCAAGAACTGATATTTCACGGGATCTCTGATTTATCATTGTGAACCAGTTATCACCGTCAATTGCTGCCGTTTCTTTTGCGAGTGTTGATAGGTTACCATTTACTCTCATCAAAGCAGCCTGTGTTTCCTGAACTGGATTTAATTGCCCTTGACCTGGGCCACTCCACTTACTGCCAGACCATGCCTGGCGTACAGAATAATCAATAAAAAAACCGGGAGCCTTAATTCGACCTTTTGAAACTGCTTCAGCAAGGAATTCTTCATAAACAGGTTTACAGAATTCACGCTCTAACCATGTTCTTTTTTGAAGAAAAAATTTCCATGCCTCAAGAAGCGCTGCACGAGATGCAGAATATGAAGCTGTGAAATGTAATATTAATAATTCAAAAGGTATTTCTAGAGCACTGCCTACTTCACGAAGCATTGCCGTGAAGAACGGCTCAAATGCCTGGTTTGGCCTCTTGGGATCTGCAAGCTCGACTTTTTCGCCGGGCACTAAATCAATAATCGTGCCTGAACCCATTTCGTTTACAGATGTGTCTAATGGTGTTTTTACTGAATTTTCAGTTCCAGCATAACCATCGTTTACCGGATCTGATTCTCTCACTTCGGAAGTAATAAACGCTGTGAAAAACGAAGACACAACAGCAGCCATTAATTCAGCTTCTGATAACCGGGTAAGCTGTTTCAGTTTTTCGATAACAGGCGCAAGCATTGGAATACCACGCCGTTGACCGGGGCGTTCTTTATCAAAAACGTGCAGTACATTTCTACGCCCGGATTTTTGGCCGTAAGCATCTATTGTTATGAAATCGTATGATGGATTTAGCGAACCGGGATGTTGTTTTCTGACATAATATTTAACAGGTGCTCCATTATCATTAACCTCTACACCGCCAGCTAATTTATCTGAATCCATGACGTTGGCTGGATTACAAATAAGATCTGCCTCTAAAATTTTAAGTGTTAATTCGTAAGGAAAATTATTAGCTTTTACATAGGGCATTAAAACAAAACAGTCTCCGCTCATGAGCGCAGACAATAACACTAACCCTTGTAAATCATAAAAATTCTGGGTTCTGGTAATATCACAAAATTTTGATTCAGCCCACAAACTGAATTCTCTATCAACATTTTGCTCCCAGATTTCTGCCTGTTCATCTGTTAACTGTAATTTGCCTCTATCAATTCGTGGCTGTAGCGTTAAACCATAGCCAATAATATTCGTGCGTGCTCTCCGCAGTGCGCCTGTAGCTATAGGGGAGTTCATGTAAAGATCACGGGAGGAAGCACGCATGGAATCAATTTTTGGTATTATATCTTGATCGGCGCTGTTGTTTGTAGCAAATGCACCGCGCATTGACTTCTTGCCAGAACCAAAAGTGATATATCCAGTTGAAGCAGCAGCAGCTAAAGCAGATCTATATTTTATGCGGTTAATACTAGCTTGCGGGTTAAAATAACCAATGATACGGTCAACTAAATTGAGGCGTGCAAGTGGTTTCATGTACAAGTATAGCCACGTGCACCTCAAGTGTCAAGGTTCAAAAATTAATCTCTTGGAATTATTTGTCTGAATCGTGGGCCTCCACTAGTGGTTGCTGACAATCGAGCAACCTCAGCACGCCAGAATTTTATCTTATCAGTAATATCCCGAGCATTCGCCCTGGTTAATGCCATGTCACCAATTGAATAGCTTTGACCTTTTGCTACTGCTGCATCAGCAGCGATCCACAAATTCAATTGATTCTGTGCTTCTTGTACTGTCATACACTAACTCCTTTTGATCTTACGCGCCGACCTAGTCGAGTACGAATAGATACCTGCCGTGAAAAATTACTTGTGTAGGGTTTGTCATCTTCGAGTTTGTCGAGTGACGGATTTAATATTTGCAATGCTGATAATGCATATACGGTACAATCCAGAGGTTCGTTTCTTTTTCCCTTCTGAAGCGTCCATTGTTTTCTTGGTAACCCTGATGAGTGCCTGGTTACACACCTTTCTGCGGTTAACCCATCAAAAAACTTTTCATCCAAAACTTTATTTTGTAAATTTGCCGGAAAATGAATGTAACCTGGGCCATGTTCTGTCTGCTTCAACCGAGAATATAGCGTTTCCTTCGCTGCATCAACGCCCAGCTGCCATAAATATACACCTGCTCTTTTACTCATCGATGCACGAGAAACTATTGCACGCCCTGGTGTTGACTTACCTTGAACCGGAAAAACTCTTCTAAAATTATTTTTTCTGCAAAAAGAATAAACCTCATCTGTATAGTGACCCATAGCGTCTATGCATGACGCAGCTACATTCATAAGCGCACCTGATTCATGCGTAAATGTTTTAAACAGATATCGTTCAACTAACTCCCAGAAAGATTCTTTTTGAGGATCACCATAAATAACCTGGTAATCAATCAACCAGGATTCCTGTTTTGCACCCCAACCATAAACGCAGATTTCAATTCTGTCATCTTGAGTATCTAGACCTGCAGTTAATACTCGAGCTCCCAGTGGTACCTCGGCGTTATAAATTTCTTTTCGTTTAGCGATCCAGTGAGAATCAACAGACCCAACATTGTCTTCCCAAACTTCACCCAGATCTGTATTTGTCCAGACTTTTCGTTTAAGAGGATCACCAACCGCTTTTAAATGTTTTTGAACTATTTGCTTCCAGGACTTCCAGCCAATAGGAGAATATAAACCCGACAAATGAAAACCAGCTATGTGTGACGATTGATTATGTTTTCTCCATTCACCACGCTCGAGCATCCATGTTTTATGATATTCATAAATTGCTGCTTCACAGTTTTCACAAACCAGATGAACAGTATCAGGATTTCTGTCAAACCATTTTATTTGACTCCACTGAATAATTTGCATATGTTGACAATGAGGACACGGGACATAATAGTACCGCTGATCACTCTCGTTAAATTTTGCTTCAATTCGAGATTGACCCGAGTTAGTTGGTGTGCTAACATATAAAATTTTTCTCCTGGAGAAGTTTGTAGTTCGCTGTTCTGCAAGTTCTGCCGGATCACCTTCACCATCAACATCTGATGGATATGCATCAACTTCGTCAAGTAGTGCAATGCGAATTGGCATTGAGCGCATCGATGCTGCACTGTTTGCTCCACCAATGATTAATGTTCCACCAGGGAAATCTTTTTCAAGCAAAGTGTTTCCACTTACTTTACTGTTAGGGTTACCAATTTTACATGCGATTTCCGGGCATGCATCAATAGATGGTTGCATTCTCTGCTTTGAAAATCTTTCAGCAACTGGATGAACCGTTGGTTCAATTAGCAATATTGGACACGGATCATGTGCAATGTAATAAAGAGCTGAATTTATTATTACTTCTGTTGCGCCAAGTTGCGAGCCTTTCATAAAAACGATTTCTTCATATCTTGACTGAGGACTCATTTCCTCCATGATCTGTTTTAGTGCTGGGTTTCTCGATGTTCGCCATTGTCCTGGTTCGCTTGATGATGACTTAGGAAGTTTACGATATTTGTCAGCCCAATCAGCAATTGAATAATTAGGAGGTGGAGTCCATGACTCCATGAACAGTTTAATTAAATCAATAGTTTTTTTGTCCTGATATAAATCAGGAGATATTGATATTGCCATCTGATAAACTTTGTAGTGCGTTATGAATTTCAGAATCAATAATGTCCATTACATCTCTATTTTCAAATTTTATATCTGCAATAGTTTTTGCATTTTGAATCATAGAGTTTAATTTACCTGCGACAATTGCAGCTACCCGAGATGATAACCCTAACAAATTTTGTTTACTGATTGAAACAGCATTGTAATACGCAATTCGTACTGTTGACATTTCAACTAGATCGCCAGATCGTTTTCTAAATTCAAGCTCTGCCATTTTAGCAGCGAAAACTTCTTTTGCAGATCGCGCTTTATTATATGTCGATCCCCCGGCTAGCTCGTTTTTACTAATGCTAGTCCTTTTTGTTTCAGGCTCATCATCATCAATTTCAATTACCTTTGGATTTGTTACTGGAATCTCAGGGCCTTTTCCAAGTTCGCCGCGAGTTGCAACATTCTGCTTACTTTCATCAGTGTTTTGTTCCCACTGTAAGTCAGCCTCATCAGTATTGATATATGAAACTTTCTTGTCTTTACGCGCAATAGATATTCTACCGGACTCTACCGCTCTCTGGACTGTTCTCAGAGTAACACCCCTGCGCCTGGAATATTCTCTCATGGATACTAGAGGCATAATTTTTTTGCCCTGTTGATCCACGCTTCAAGCATTGTCAATGAAACCTCTCCAGGATCTGTATCAGCGATTTCTCGAAGCAATATAAAAGCGCTATCCTGTGTACGGATCATTTCTACAGGCCCTGTTTTCTCAACAGATTTTTTTGTGATCTCTTGTTTTTTTACTGGAAGTTGGGTTTGTTTTTTAGGTTTTTCATCTTCACCCAAAAAATTTTCACCAGTAAGAAGAACAGTCATTTCTTCATGCGTAAAACCTACCGATAGAAAATCTATCCCTGCATCATCAATTTCTGCCAGCAGTTCTGTAAGCTGATCCTCATCCCAAGAGGATTCAGAAGTTTTGTTGTGTGCGATTAAATATGCCTTCATACTATCCGGTGTTAAATGTGATAGCACAGTAACAGGAACTTCAATCATGCCAAGCTTTTTGATTGCCAGGTATGTTCCGTGCCCGGTTATAATAGTCCCATCCGGCAAAACGGATATTGGATCATTAAACCCGAACTCCAGAATTGATGCTGCAATTTTGCTTACCTGCTGCTCTGGATGCTTTTTAGGGTTTCTGGCAAAAGGTTTTAGCCTGTTTACGGGCCACATTTCAATGCCAGATATGCAATTTTTAACCATAGTTCTATCTCTTTTCTGACGCCTCACTGACTACTTATTGACTACTGCGAATGGAGGGATCGCAATTTACCCGCATTTCAAAACATCTAAAAGAACCTATAACCATTTGAAACATATACACTTACGCTACTACTTGTATATTGACTACCTTTTATACATTGTAAAGTATTATTTTCTAGTTTGTATAGTAAAGTTAATTGCGTTTGTCATTTCCTTTTCGTAGACTCTCAGTATGTGATCCTTCACGATCAGTTCGAATGGATAAGTTTTCTTGTAGTTTAGCTTATCAACAACCCACATGAACGGTAGTGCAACACGTCCTCTTCCGTAACGATCTTGGCGTTTGTATATGGCTTTTCCGGACTTACTCAAGAAGAAAACCTTTCTTTTTTCGCCTTTAGATCTCTGATTAACATCTAGTGTTGCTTGCAAAGCTGACAACATTCGGCTCATATCACTCTTCAAAACGTTTCCGTATGCGTCTAATTTTGCGCCAGGCGCAGGAACTAACCATTGACCTTGCCTAATTACCCCGTGTTGCCTTAAAAGGGTTTCTGAGCGTTTTGGACGTCTTTCACCACCGTACACGAGATGGTGTATAATTTTAACTGTCGGAGTTCCCTTGGTTGCCCAATTCCGATATTCCAGGGATGCCTGAAGATGCTTTTTTGTGCTCTTGGTTACATACAGTGCGTTTATCGTCCATTTGGTTGGTCTGTCGATATATGTTGGCAGTACAGCTTTCACATGTCGGTTAGTATTAAAAGCTATGCCATTAAGCCCTTTGGATGTAGCAAAAGGGATTTCACGTTCCTTGAGAAGCTGGAAGTCTTTTATTGCCGGGTTTGGTTTAAAATCGATGCTAAACATGACAAAGTATAGCAGTTTGTACCACTATATGCCAGTTTTTGAGATGATAGCAAAATCTTGCAACGCTTAGTATGTTGATTTTTATAATACTTACAAAGCGTAAAAATTATTATAAAGAAAGTTGTTATCACCTCCGTTAGCACGTAACATAATAAAAATCAAATACTTATATATATATATCTAGATGATAACAGATATATATATACATATGTGTGTGTGTGAGTCTTTGTATTTGTGTATGAATCAATTTTCATATACGTGTGTGTAGGGGGAGCTCTATATTTTTTTATTTTTTGCTATCGCTTAAATAGTTGATTCTTAATGCGTATCCTGATAGCAGCCATTTTGCTATCATCTACTTTTCGGCCATTTAGCAGATATGTGCAATATGACCTTGGTGCTTGTGCAAAATATTTTTTTGAATGTGACCTTACTGGAGATGTAACTGACTTTGTAAAAAACCATGTTTCAGATGTGAGGTTGTTGATATTAAAAGTTGAAGATTGTCCTGCTTTAAATGTCATTGCAGTGTTTCTAAAATCCAGAACTCCATCGACTTTAAACACTAGTTTTGTTTGAAAAGGTAGATCTAGTGACTTTCGTAGTACGATAAATATTGTATCTCTGTCTATAATAATTGAATCTCCATACAGTGTTCTTTCGTCTGTTTTATAAATCCATATTTTACCAGATCCAGAGGGTATATACAGGTATGCACACTGATCGTATTGCCCAATAGTGAACCACGTTAATGATCTTGGGTTAGAAATACTTTGACATCTAGCATATCCTTGAAATGAAGCTGTATCGCCAACATGGTTTGTAATAGTAAATTTTTGTTGTTTTGATTGAAAAAAATAAAATTCTTGAGGTGTTACAGACCTATTAAATCTGTATGGGTAGCTTAATGAATCAAGGCTAACAGAATATACGAAGCTAAAGCAAAAGATTGTTACCAGCAATGCTTTCATTTTTAGTCCTTTGTTTAATTTGGGTATGTAATAAAAACCGGAACATGTTGTTCCGGTTTGTCATATTTGATTGTCAAATGGGAGCGTCGAAGATATAACAATCTAAATATCCTCTATTTAACTTGCTCATGCCGACCTTGGGAACGAGTTTTTACTAAATCATTTTTCTGGTTCCCTTGGCCGGTTGTTTTCTCCTGGAATGAGTTGTCGTTTTTAATTAAATAATTATTAATATTTTTAAGTGTTTCAGCAAATCCATTTATCATTACTTCATTTTGGTGTTGAATCTGCTTTGCTTCGGATTTTGCAACTGCTAACTGTTCTCTTAAAAGTATGTAATCATTAACAGTAACTTTTATCTTACCATGAACAGCAAATTCAGATTCTGTGTTTGTGTCCTCACTTTTAACATGTTTTTCTGTTGACTCACTAGTATTATCTTTAACGTTGCCCTCTGTTTTCTCAGATTTAACATAATATTTTGTAGATTTGAGAATCTCATCAACAGTTCCATTCATGAAAATATTCATATCGAAATGAAACGCATCGGCAACTTTCTTCAAATATGTAGAACCTACATCAACGCTCTTTTCATTATAACCAACTTTTTGTTGTACTTCACCAATTTTTTCACCAAACTTAGCCTCAGATAAACCCATAGCATTGCGTAATGCTTTTAATTTAACGGCCATTTCACATGGTTCTGCCATAATAACAAACTTTTATAATTTTTAACATAAAAATGTGTTGACTCTCAACATGCTTTTATGTTAAATTTTAATTAGTGATAACAACAACATAAATATTAGTACAAAAATTGAGCCAAAAAAATTAGTAAATCAGTAATAAAGTAATATACAACAAATTTCGTAAGGAGTGTAAATATTGTGAAGAAAGTAACATTCATTGAATTAAAGCAAAGAGAAGCTATTAAAAGAAGAATTGATTCTTTTGGTAGAAAAAAGTTTTGTGAGAAATTCGGTTATTGCTATGGAACTATAAATAATAAGTTGAATGGCTTCCTTCGGATAACTGATGAAGAATACGCAACACTTGTCAATAAAATTTCAAAATGTGAGGCAAAAAAATGACAAATTGGTATAAAAAAATTGGGCCAGCTATAACAATCATTAATGGTCACCTGGCAACTATGAGAGGTAATTGGTATAGAGTCACATCTAAATGTCAGGTGTGTGGTGAACAGACAGTTAATGGCAAGTGTACTTGTTGTGGATATGAGTTGCAATGCGCATGGTGTGGTAAAGTTAGACAACCTGATGATACTTGGGTAATCGTTTATCATCGTAAGGTAAGCCGAACTGCTTCACACGGTATTTGTCCTTGCTGCTATGCAGATGTTAAGGCAAAAATGCTTATAGATAAAATTCACAATAGAAGAGTTTCAAATCAGCCTATCACTTCACACGTCTAAAAAACAGAACCATATTCAAAAACAGTTAGTAATCACCATGTATTAAATAGAAAGGATTTTTTATGAAACTACCCGAAGGTACAGAGCTGTTTCAAACTATAATAAATTCAAAAGGTGAACCGGAGGTTCTGTCTTTCTTTGTTAATAGATATGGTTGCAGAGTAAGAAATGAACATGCTGATAAACAGGGTGAAACAATATATATGCACAAAATTGATGGTAGTGATATAGGGACTAAATATTTCTTTACAATGAAAGAGGCTATAGAAAATAAAATCAAAAACTATGATGATGATGCTAAAAAGTATGCTAAAAAAATTAGCGATTTATCTGTGAGATTAAAAAGAAAAATAGATTTGATTAATAACCTTAAAGATTACAAAAAGAGTCTCAAATCATGCTAGAATTGCACACGTTTAAAAACCCTGGTGAGCCGTTTCCAAAAAGTGTTGAAATTTTTAAAGATCCAGATCAGTTAATGTTGCAGTTAGGTTTTACTCACGATGATGTGTCTCGTTTGTTAAATGGTGAATTATTAAGAGAGCAGTACTACATAGAGTTTACCGCTGAATGGCTAGATCAGATTGCAGAGGAGGCTATTGATAGATATGAAAGTAAAACCAACAGGGATGTTTCAGATACACTTGGAATTACAGAATGTGATGTTGCTAAATACCTTATGAGGGTAAAAGCAAAATTGGAGAAAACAGGCAATTTAAAGAAATTTCTGTTACTAGTACGAGAGCTTCGAACACTCAGATCAAAGGGGAAATATGAATACTATACAACTAATCAAGTCGAGACCTGATGATATTGTTTGCACTTCATTTGGGCCATTTGATGGTAAGTATGCTGGAGTTATTGATTTGTATTGTGATGGTACTTTTGTAAAAATTTTGCACATTGGTGAAGCAGTGCATGACAATCGAGAATCTGCAATGTTGTGGGCTAAATCAATTGTAAATGCAATCAGATGTGGTTTGCCTTGTGAGCTTGAAAGTCTGAACAGGAGTGTTTATTCATGATGGTAATTATAGCTATTGCTGTTTTGTTTTTAGGATTGTTGATATTTGTCCATACGCATTTATTTGCCAAAGAAGAACCAGTTAGTCCTGATGTTGATATGAGTTGCATGATGTGTGCATGTGTAAATTTTAAAGTAGGTGATGACAATAAATTAAGGTGTTTTGAATGTGGTGCAGAGGTGGATATATGAAAGATATTGATTTCATATTGTTTGTTCATGTGACAAGCTGTAAAAATTGTCCACATAGATATTGGGAATTTAGCGAATCAAAGGCTGTTTGCAGTCTTAATTTTAATAACGTAACTAACGAAGCTATAAACCGTAAAGCACCTAATGATTGTCCACTATCAAGAAATGGTGGAATAGAAATTACGAGGCTATAATTAGTACTCCGATGGTTAAATGCAAAACTCATTCTTGGCAAGAGGCAAATGTAAAATGGACATGCTCATTGTGTGATCCTGAAATAACAGCAACTATTAACCTTGTAAATAATGGAAAAGCATGCAAGCTTGCCGGTTGTCTTCCGGGTTTTTTTATGTATAATAATAAGATTTTTTTTAAATCTGAATATAAAAACGATATCTATTGCATAGATTCAGGAGAATGTTTCTGGGGTGGAACACATACTTTTATTGATAGAGATAATTTAATAGTACAACCATTAAAAAGGATACTATCATGAACACTAACCAATTTGAAGAGCTTTTATCTAATCGCTTATTAAAAATCAAAACTGTGCTCAGTAGTAAGGCAATGGAATATGCAATTGGTGATAGGCTCTATAATTTCAAGCGAGCTGCAGAGATCGAGCGCACAACACCAGAGAAGGCATTGTTTGGGATGTTTGCAAAACATCTGGTATCTGTAATTGATTTAGTTGAGGGGTCAATTGAACCTACAGATTACCTGGTAAATGAGAAAATAGGTGATGCAATAAACTACCTCATATTACTAGAAGCTCTTTTAATTGAAAAGTTGCACGGTACACATGAAGATGTTTGAGTGTAGTAATTGTCTTGATGATAGCGCGAAGAAAGAAGGCTATGGAAAATGTAGCTTAATGTTTTTAAAAAGTGATTTTGCGCCGAATTTTTGCCCATTTGATAGAAATACAAAAGCTATGTGGACAAATAACAATATTGAGGTAGCTTCAACTACTTACATCAACATCGCTATGGTGCCATGCCGACATGAATGGGTATCGTTTTTGGCTCACCCGCCAATAGAGCAGTGTACAAAATGTGATGCTGTACGTAGGGAACAGCACTAGTAGTGTGAAACTTTGTGCGAAATTTCGCTTTAAAATTTATACTAGAAAGGTTTTTATGGATATTCAAACCGCATTAAATATTGTCAAGAGTCATATGCCATTTGGAATTGGGTCTTGTTTCGAAGCATATAAAACTCTGGAAAATATTGTACTCGCGAAACAGACAAACAACAGCGCTATGGATGCCATTGTAGCACTAAGAAATTTGGTAATGGCTATCGACCTGTATAATTCGAACCCAGAATATGTTCATAGCAACCGCAGAACAAGTGGAAGGTGCAAAGTTTACATCCACCAACAGCGCTATGCTAAAATTGCTCAAACGTTTATCTTTTGTGTCAAAATCTTGCCCACCTCCTTCCGAGATGGCACAAATAGCACATGATATTGCGTGCGAGTTCGAGCAGCTTCAGACATCATAATCGATGGAATTACTGTTTGTAGTAGTTGTGGAATAAAACATATAAAATGGAGCACATTGAAAGTGATTGAATTTGTTAAAAAATATTTGATTTACATTATCATAGGTTTTGTTACAAGTATTGGAATGAATATTTTTTTCGATATCAGAAGAGGGTTATCAATTAAACCTGATACAACCGAATGGCGTTTAGATGATGTGGATAGTTCTATAGTTTGTACTAAGATTGTTACACAATATTATAAGGAGAAACAATAGAAATGCCTTGCAATTATAAAAAATATCCTGAAAATTGGACTTTGATATCTAAGCAGGTTATCAAGGATGCAGGTAATAAATGTGAGTTGTGCTATGCTCCTAATGGTTTAATTATCACTAGGTTTAAAAACGATCATACTCATCCATGGGAGCATTCAAATAGTGGAACTAAAATAGTTTTAACGGTTCATCATATTGATTGTGACACTGATAATAATACAAAGCATAATTTAATTGCCTTATGTCAGAAGTGTCATTTGAGATTAGATTTACAGAACCACTTAAGAAGGTCTAAGCATAAATATCAAAACGATGCTGCATTTTATCGATGTGTACAACTTATTAAAATTATGATTAGGACTCAGAATTATACTAAAGCGCAAATTAGAGAGATTACTGATTTTGCCTTCAATTATAAATCTGAAGGTGGGTATTGTGTTGAATGTATAAACTTGGATGATGATTTAAACTGTACACAAAAGGATATTAAAAAATGATTGCACTATCAATTCAACAACCTTGGGCATGGGCAATACTTCATGCAGGTAAAGATATTGAGAATCGTTCATGGTTTACTTTTGTTCAAGGTAGAGTACTAATTCATGCAGGCAAGAAAATTGATCCAGATGGTATTGATTTTTTAAAAACAATGAATGTTATTGTGCCTGAAACATTTGAAACAGGTGGTATTGTTGGATCTGTTGAGATCGTTGATTGTGTTACTCAAAGTAATTCAAGGTGGTTTTTTGGTAAGTTTGGATTTGTCTTACGAAATCCGATTGCGCTTCCATTTAAACCTTGTCGTGGACAATTAAAATTTTTTGATGTGGAGTATTAAATGTATCATTATATAATTAAATTGAGAAACAATGGAATAACCCGTACTATAATTAGTATCTATCATGAAAAATATTTTTCTTCAAATGAATTTAACGACATTTCAGAGAACGCTATTTTGCATGCACTTCTGACTGAAAAAAAGAAAAATTTAGGTGTTTACATGTTTGATATCGAAGCCGATTTAATATGTGAATACTTGATATTAAAAGGATTTACAGTTTTGAGAACTTTTGTTACAAATTATAAATATACTTGTCAAGAAAATATGTCTAAATCAGACTATTATTTTAACCCTGGTTGGACTGGTGATAGTATTCATAATAAAAAGCTTTTGAAGATTGTTAAAAAGTGGGAAAAAAGTTTGTAATGATGAATGTTACATAACATAAATTAATTATTAATGACAAAGTACGGTTTGGATTAAATTAAAAAGCACCAATTTAAACTGCACTAATAATAGGATTGAAGATGGAAAAAGCTTATAAATCATTGCAGGAATATGAAGATGATAACCCGCTTTTTTTAGTGTTTGCAAAACCCAAAGATATATGGGATGTTGCATTTAAAGCTGGATCTGCATCTACTAATGAAGATGTTCAATGTTTAAAAGACACTGTTGATTACTTGATTTCAGTAATTAGTGAACATGCGGAATTGATAAAATCTAATGTTAAACCAATAAAAATCAATGATGGTTTCAGCATTACATGGGACGAGTATGTTCAACTAAGAGATGCTGCTGCTAGAGCTGAAGTTTATAGGGAAAACTTACTTTTAGAACGTGGTAGGCAATCTGGTTGTAAAGAGATAAAGGCATATATACAAAACGATTTAAAGGGGAGATGAATCAAGGGTTGATTCTAAGCGGTAAATAATACTAGTTAAAAACCGTGTGTAAGCAGGGTTCGAGTCCCGCCTCCCCTTATTTCAATATGTTCAATTTCAACCACAATTTCTTTTTTTGCGTTTTGCCTGTCTCGTTTCTTTGAAATCTTACATTCTGAACAAATATCACATTCGTTGTGTGGATGAATCTTAGAACTACCATGCTTACGTTTACCGTATGCTATCATATACCTCCAAAACATTCACTCCATGGTATTCCTGTTGCGCGAGTTGGAACGCCTAAGAATCTCATAAATGGCCTTTGCACAGCACCGGGAATACGTTTTAAAAGTCGTGGTGCGGATTTGTGCCATGATGTATCCTTGAGAATTTTACGTATTCCAGGATGAGAATCTGATATCCATACATACCCAGATGATTTGTCATACCTCATTCCATGGCGTCGTAATAACTTATCTTCATCAAGCAAATCAGATAATGATGCAGCATTAGAAGACTCTGTTGAAAAACCAGCGTTTTCTTTCAATGCAATCAATAATTCTATTACCGATTTCTCATGTGTTTTATCTTTCAGAACGGCCTGCATTATTGCCTCTAAACATTTGAGTTCATCTGATTCGGTACTAACTATTATTTGCTCGCTCCAATCCTGTTTATCAATCCATTCAGAAGCTTGATCATAGGTAACTAAATTGCTGGATACAAGAGAATATGCTCCAGCAATCAATCCTCCGACAGCATCACCAGTTCGCCTCTTTCCAAGTTTGTCTGCAAGCGCCGATGCAAAAACCTCAGCATTAGATCTGATAACAGGTATTAATTTAATAGATCTAGCACGTAAACCAGCACACCATTCTTTAGTCAATGTTTCAGCAACTAGTTTTTTAAGTTTCTCAAAATGCTCTTTTGAATCAAACTCATCAGTGCTCACAGCTTCTTTTAATGACAAAACAGAAACGCGGGTTTCATCTGCATGCTGTGCAAGATTAACTGTGATTGATGACATTAAAAAACAGGATCTGATCTGAAATGAATTAACTTTTCCATTAGCAGTTCCTTTTAAAATCTTTGCTCCTGTATCGCTGAACGCCTGTCTTGCTAATTCGAGTATACCTTGAACCCTTTGATCTCCACTATAATCATTTCCCTCAAATTCATCATTTACAATAGGTAGCGCATCAGAACACAATGCCCCTCTGATACCTGCAGCAGTTGTTGGTGTAGTAGTATTAAGAGCAAATTCACCAAGACAAGGAGCTATAATATGATCTATAATAAAAGATTTACCAGATCCAGCTTTTCCCGTGATCCATATATGTGGCCTGTATTTAAATGCTCCACAAATAGGAGCTATAACGCACCAGCCAGCAAGTAAGGTACCCTGCATGTTTTTTTCCCATAACAGCATTTCACTAATAGTTTTTAATTTAATACTTTCACTATTAGTAATCGGATTCTCTTGGATGTACTCAAGCTCCGGGCCTGCTTCATAAATATACCTGGATTGAAATTTGTGAATAGGTGTTTCTACATTGTCCACCAATAGCTTATTTCCTAGGTGCAAAACAGATCTGCCGTCATCATACCATGCACCGCGCCCGCGCAATTTATTTGGGTTGTAAACCCCAATCTGCTCGTTTATTCTCATAAGTGTATCTGCTGCCTGGTTCCATTGTGGGCCTTTTTGCCCTGGAAAGTTTCTCTCCCAAAATGACAAAGGAGCTATTGTTAAAAAAGATCCCTGACCATGCGATTCACCGGAAATAGCTTTTACTTGTCTAGTACCAGCAGGTAAATAATAGTAATGGTTTCCTGAATAACCTAAACACCTAAACGGATATTCATCAATTTCAATAGTATCTTGAATATTTACAGGTAGTGGAACTGGTTCTGGTTCATCAATAGTAATTTGAGGCGGATCAATTAAATTTGCTTTAATGAACTTAATGATTGTTTTAAAATCCCAGTGTTCTTGAATGATTGCATCTGCAACGTCCCATCCTTTGGGTTTGTCATTAATATTTAATATTTTACATTCAGCATTTACTTTGTTGCAGATATAAACCATAGCATTAAAACCAGGCTCATCAGCATCTGGCCAGCAAGCGATTTTCCTACCAATTAAAGAAGTAAACTCTATCTTGTCTACGGCGTTTGTTCCTCCTGGCCATGTAACAGCAACAAGTTTATCCTGACTCCCTGCGCTCTCAATCATACACTGAAGTGCCTCAGCACTCTTTTCACCCTCTACTATAATTACCTGGGCATCTGGTGAATGAGATAACTTGTTCAAATTATACAATGGCCTCTTATCGCCCCACCAAGCTTTGCGAGACCATCTATATTTACCTGTTTCATCCTGGCAATACGCAAATGGAGGCGTTTGTTTTCCCTCTGCTGTTTCGTACCTGATGACATATCCCAACAAATTATTCATATGATCATGGTATGGCCAATAATATTTAATCTCGTGCGATTCCCATTTACCATTCACCTTATTTTTTACTGATTTAGGTAATGGCTCATGCTCAGTAGGAATTGGTGTTATAACCGAAAGTTCCATTTTAGCCTCTATTTAAAAAACGAGCATTTCTTGGATGTTTTCTTGTGGAAGTAAACCACGAGATTCACCTGTCCATAACGAGAATATTTTACCATAAAGCAAATGGATTAATTCTCTGGTTGCAAAAACATCACTCATTGCATCATGTGCTTTAATTGTAATTCCAAAATAATCACAAACTGTTTCGAGTTTTGTATCATTTATTGGAAGTATACCTGCATACCTCATAGCACGCAAAACAGGCAATGGATCAACAGGTGCGTATTGTAAATAATCCCAGTATGCATATGTTCCACCACTACACTGTAAATGCCATTCTGCCAAAAAATCACAATCAAACTGATTATTATAACCAGCCATTATAAAACGGTTTTCTTTATCTTTAGCCTTGCCATGCCTTGCGCAAAACAATCGAAATTCATTATACACCCGATATGGATCATCAAAATTATTTACATCGTTCATAGTAAATCCTGTAACTTTTAAAGATTCAGGATCTACTATTTTACCAGGCATAGGGCGCATGAATTTATTAAACACCTCCTGAATTTTTCCATTGTATTCCATGATGCAAGACAGCTGCAACAATGCATGTTTTTTTGGATCTGTACCACCAGTTTCACAGTCATTGAACAGTATTTTTTTACACATCAAGTTATCTCCCCTGTAAATTATGCCATATTTCATGATAGGCAACTTTATAATCAATGTTATTTATATATGCATACAAGGCTATTAAATCTCCACCTTTATCACCTGTTGCGAAATCAGCCCACCTGCCTGTTTTTAAATCGATAGAAAAACTTCCCAGTGCTTTATCTGATCTACGTGGATTCAAAACATGATACCGACCGCCACGAATTACTCCACCTGGTAACCACTGTTGCAGCAGAGCGTTTATTCTGCACAAACAACATAAAGCTAATTTA